AAGAAACCCATCAGTTCATAATAAAGAATTTACCCCTTATGTGTCAAAATCTCAAAGAAGTTCACAAAGAAACTCGTTAAAACCGCAACCTATGAGTATAGATTATAATAGAAATTCTATCCGTTTATAAAATTTATATGAAATTTTATTTTATGATTTAAAGAAAAATATTTTATAACATAAAATGTCATTTTCCAAACATCTTTTGAGTGTAATAAATCTTACCAAACCTAAAATACTGGATTATATTTCTAAAGCTGAAACAATGAAATATATGTATGAAATAAATCCTGTATCTCTCAAAACGAAGTTAGAAGGAAAAATCTTAGTATCTGTATTTTATGAACCATCTACCAGAACATCGTGTTCATTTCAAAGTGCAATGTTGAAATTGGGTGGAAATGTTATTTCAATTACAGATAAGTATTCTAGCGTTGAAAAAGGTGAGTCGCTCGAAGATACAATAAAAACATTAAATAGTTATGGAGATGCAATAGTAATTCGTCATCCATTAAAAGGAAGTTCTGCTCAAGCAGCAAATGTATCTAATATTCCAGTAATAAATGCAGGTGATGGAAACGGCGAGCACCCAACGCAAGCATTATTAGATATTTTTACAATTAAAACAGAATTAGAAAAAATTAATATAACTCTTGATGATGATAAAAGAGAGAAAATTCGTATAACCTTTGCAGGAGATTTAAAAAATAGTCGCACAATTCATTCATTAATTCATGTTTTGACTTTGTTTCCAAAGATTACGTTTATTTATGTTAGTCCAAATGGACTAGAAATGCCCGAGGAAATTAAAAACAGAATAAAAGTATTTGAAATTGAGCAACTAGAAAATAAAAGTTTGCAAGAAGCTCTTCAAACTAGTGATGTCGTTTATATGACTCGCATTCAAAAAGAAAGATTTTCAAATGAAGAAGAATACAAAAATATAATGAAAACAAATAATTATATTATTGATGAAAATATGATGAAACATGCAAAAGAAAAAATGATTTTAATGCATCCTTTACCTCGATTAAACGAAATAAATGTAAATGTAGACAAAGATCCACGAGCAGTTTATTTTAAACAAGTTGAAAATGGTGTGTATATGCGGATGGCTATTTTAAATAGTATATTAACTTAATCACTTCCAAAATAAGCACCCTTACCAAGCTTGAAATCAGTCAATTTGGCAATAATATCATTATTCTTAATATTAATCTCCTTGATCAAATCCTTAATAGAAATCATTCCAATAAAATCTTCATTATTCTCATCAACAACAAGCAAATGACGAATATCCTTGAACATCATCTTACGCATACATTCATCCAAAGAATCAGTTTTCTTTGCAATAATAACATTAGGGGACATGGTACAAACATCCTTGATTTTAACATTTTCACCATCTTTTCTAACAGATGCAACCTTGTTAATAAAATCGCGTTCAGAAAAAACCCCAACAACCTTGTTCTCATCATTTGTCACAGCCAAACAACCAACATTAAAAACAGAAAAACGAATAACACCTTCTTGGGCAGTAGCATTTTCATTGATTTTGAAATCAATCTTATGGTAACAACTCTTTTCAAAAACACCAACTGCGGAAATCGGAGTAGTAGAACTAGAAAAACGTCTTGCCAATTGCGGTACAAATCTTTTCATTATATATAGTTAATAATGCAAAGATTTTTTTAAGTACATTTAATATATTTTTTTGACATTCAAGTTGAAGTGTATCCAAAAAGTATTGGCATATTATATATAATGCTTCAAAGAAAAATAAAAACAAAAAAAAATAGATCAAGAAAAAACAAACATACATTAAGAAGAAAAAATTATCGAATTAAAAGAGGAGGTGAAGATAAAGAAACTTGTTGTATGTGTGCAAAAAAAATAAATAGTGGTGAATCATTAATACCACGAGAATGTTTAATGAAATATGGAAAATATAGAGCTCATAAAATTTGTCCTGAATGTTGGTGGGGAGAATTTGCAAAAGAAAGTGCTGTTCATAAATGTCCAGGGTGTGAAAAGAATATTCCTATAAAGCCAGATCCGCATGCAGGTGAAATTATTGACTTGACTACTGATTAAAATATTTATTTTTGAATTCTTCTGGAGTGTAAAGTGGAATGCCTAATTTTCTGGCTTCATTTGCCTTTCCAGTATCTTCTTCTTTATCTTTTACCAAGACTGCAAAGGTTTTTGAACTAACACTTGAACCCAATTTTGCACCAACACTTTTCAATGCTTCGCTCAAACTTTCGTCTCTAAACCCAGTCATAACAATTGATTTTTTATAAAGTGGATGACTTTCATCTAGTTGTGCTTTTTGTTCAACTTTTTGTAAAAGTTGCTCTAATCCGCATTCTTTCATAAAATCCAAGAAAGCAGGAATATTATTTACAAACAATTCAGCAGTTTTCTTTGCCATACCTTTAACACTCATCACTTTCTTTATTTTTTCTGCTGAAGATTCGCCTGAAGTCAAAATATCAGGAAATGCTTCAAGAATAGGTTCAATTTTCTTTTCACTGATTCCTCTTCCAAATATATTTGAAGCCGACATGATTGTTAAAAGAGATGCACTAGCCAATTTATCTTTAATACCTTCGTAAATTTTAGTTGCCAACTTTTCTTTAAAACCTTCTACTTTCAAAAAGTCAGCCTTTGTCATATGAATTATTTTTGGAATCGTATCATTTCCTGTATCCATTATGCGTGAAATGTTACCACTGCTTAATCCATCTACACCAATACCACGAAAGAATCCAGTAATATTCTTTTCCTTAACAGTTAAATCTTGACTAATATCTTCCAACATAATGTCGACGTGCGTTTCATTCCATTTGTAAGGAATATTTGGCATCTTTGGATTCTCTGCGGGTGTTGTAACATCTTTGATATAGGGAATAACATCCCCACTTCGAATCAATTGAATCATTGCTCCAATACCAATTTTTTTCTGTTCAATAAAAGCAGCATTGAATCCAGTAGCGTATTCTATTTTAACGCCGCCCAAATTAATGGGTTCAATTTGAACACGCGGTTTCAAATATCCATCCTTACTTGGAGACCATAAAACGTCAACAACTTTTGCTTCAGCAATTTGATCTGATAAAACCATTTTAAATGCGAAAGAATGATCTGGATTTCCAGATTTGCGAGGAACAATAATATCATCTGTTACAATAACTCCATCAATTTCATAAGTATAGTTCTTTCTCCAATCAACTAATAATTCAGACAACATTTCATTGCTCAAGGTTTTTACAACTTTATGCATGACAACGTCAACATCAAGTGTTTTTAAAAGATCCATTTGTTCCGATGGTTTCAATTCGGGTTTAATGACTTCATATGAAACAAAGTTGAGATCTTTTGCTTTTTCATCAATTGTTAATCTATTCACAATTCCAGAAACTAAATTCCTAGGATTTGCAAATTGGGACTTGTATTTGCTTTCAAAGACTGCCTTTGGCAAAATAAACTCACCACGAATAACAATGCCTTTCTTTTTTGGAAGACGCAAATAAGGAATTAAATGACTCACGTCTTGTCCAACTTTTCCATCTCCTCGGGTATACAACTTTGGAATTGTTCCCTCTGTTGTGTAAAGTCCGCTAACTCCATCCAATTTACACGATAATACATAAGGTCCTTTGTATTTTTGCATCCAATTTGCCAAAGCTCCAGAGTCAGGTTTAATTTTATCCATAGATGCCATTTCATAAGGCAAAGTGGCCTTATTTTTTTCTATGGGTGCGCCAATTTGTTTGATAACTTGATTTGCAGGAAATTTTGCCTCAACATAATCTTGAATAATATCATACTCATTGTCAGTCATAATAGGCTCCATATTACGATAAGCAACGTTAGCAATATTCAACATTCTTGAAAGTTGATTTTCAGTTAAGGGTTCCAAAACAGAAATACCATTCTTTTTGAAATCTTGAATCAGGTCAACAATAGTTGATTCATCTTCAATAATTTCCAACCTGTTTTTCTTAGTATCTGCTTCAGTTTTCTTTGAAACAACGCGCTTCTTGATGGTTTTTGGTTTGGGAACTAACACAACATTTTCCTCTTCAATAATAAGAGTTGGTTTAGATTTTACGGGTTTTACAATTTTTGTGGCTTCATTTTTCAATTCAAAAGGTCCAGGTGCTACTTCTTCTTCATTTTGAATTGGTGCAGTTATGGTAGTGGTCGGTGTGCCTTTTAAAACAACCGACCTGCCATCAATTCTCTCTACTGGTTCTTTAAATTGCATATTCAAGAAATCAAATATATCTTTTTCGGACTTAAAGACATGGTCAACCTTCTCTCCCTTTTTCTTTCCCTCCATTTTATACATTCCATGTTCATTCATTGAATAACCCAACATTTGTGCTTGATGTCTCATTACTGTATTAAAAATCTTACTTCCCGTAAAATATAATACTGAAAATGGATACTCTTCTGGACCAGTATACAAAAAGTCCACGCGCCTAGCATATTGCGATCCAGGCAATTTTGTAATTACTAAACACTTTGTAGGACCTCTTGAAAGCACCTCCAAAATCAACTTTCTCTCTATCAACTTATCAACAAAAGTTTTAAAAACTTTGCTATCAGTTGATGTAATAATAACGTCAATGTCGCCAGATGATTCAGCACCGCGCCTATAACTTCCAACAATCTCGAGCGCTGCATCCGCATTTTTAACACTCGAAAATACTTCTGTGAAAATCTTATCATACTCGACAATCTCACTTCTTGGTATCCTTTGCAAAATATCCTCGTAATATTTAAGTCCAACGCGTTGAATATCATTCAACTCACCTTGTTTTTCTCTCAACTCAGCTATACTGGTAATACCTTTATCAACTAATTCTTTTGCTTTTTTAGGGCCGACGCCATAAATCTCGGCAAATATATTTACAGGATTTGCCTTTTCACGCTCCAAAATTTTCAATGTTCCTGTTTCAACAAATTCATTCATTTTTTCCATGATTGTTGAGCCAATTCCTGGTTTGCCTTGCAATTGTTTTGGGTCAGTAATAGTATCAGGAAATGCCATTATAGTTTCTTGGGCTTTTTGATAGGCTCTTGCTCTATGCACTTCTCCGCGTGAAAGCATAATCTTAGACAATTTTTCTAACATGTCAATAAATTTTTCATTTAGTCTCTCCTTTTTGGATTCCATTGTTCTTGGTACTTCCAATTGTTCTGATATCTTTAAATCAATTTTTTCATTTTCTGAAGGGCTTGGGGTTGCTTCAACCAATAAAATTGGAGGTTTATTTAATTTTTTTGGCTTTTTTATTGATTTATTTTTTTTTGATGAAGACACCTTCTTCAAAGTTTTTGCGCGTTTTGATGATGATGTTGATGACGACACTATTATCAATCTTGGTTTAATTTTTTTATTTGGTTTTTTAGATTTCTTTTCCATTTAATATATGCTACTTTTAAAAAAATAGCATTTTTCTAAAAGTATTTCTAAAGTTTCCCCTTATTTACCTACAAATTTAAATAATCTATTCATATCTCTCGGCTGTCTTCCATATGAAATGTTTATGTTATTTGTCGAAAATAACAACTTTTTTGATTTTATTTGACTTATTCTTCGCCTTTGATTTTCAATTTCTATTTGTCTTTTAATTATTAAAGCTCTGCGTTCCTGAGGAGTTAATGGCCTGGAAGGCATTTGTTGTTGATGATTTTGTTGTTTTGTATAATCTTGAAAATATTTATTGTAAATATAACTATTTTGCTCTTGATAAGGCACTTGTGGTGCATAGTTTGCTTGTTGAGGGACTGGTTGTATCATCTCTAATTTTCCATCTTTAACACGCATGTTCATGGATTGCAAAATATCATCATACGATATTTGATTTTTTGGAGGATGTCTTGGTGGAAGTTGTTGTCTGACGGGTGGTTGTTGTTGTTGTCTGCTATAAGGAGCTAAAGGACGATATTGAACTCTTGGA